ATTGAACCAATTACAAGTAATATTTATAGTCGTCGCACATTAGCAGGTGAATTTATTTTAACGAACAAATACCTGATGAATGATTTATTGAAATTGGACTTATGGAATGAAAAGATTAAAAACAATATTATTGCAAATAATGGAAGCGTTCAACAAATCGACGTAATACCACAAGAAATACGAGATAAATACAAGACTATTTGGGAAATTCCAATGCGTCATTTAATTGATATGAGTGCTGATAGAGGCGCTTTTATTTGTCAATCACAATCGTTGAATTTATGGTTAGAAGATCCAAACTACAATACACTTACATCGATGCATTTTTATAGTTGGTCGAAAGGATTAAAGACAGGAATTTATTATTTAAGACGACGTGCCAGATTTCAAGCACAACAATTTACAATTGAACCCGAGAAAAATAATAATCTACATAATAACGAACAAGACGAAATCTGCGAGATGTGTTCGGCTTGAAAAAAATTGAAATAGCTTACAACGATTATTCTAGTCGAATAAAAGCGTACAACTTAAATATTTACAATCAAACTAATATAATGGACTTTACATTCACCACGTCAGATAATAAAGTACACGTTATCACTAATATCAATCAACTATCTTACAAAGGAAAAACTTCTAGATTGTTCATCGAAGATGAAAATATACACATAATAATACCACTGGTCAAAAAAATTGAGGAACATGATCTACTATACAAAAAAGACACTGGTGATAGTAAATTAGATGAGTATGTACTTAATGGCAAAATCTACAAAGATGTAAAATTCATTGAAGCCTACCTTTATCTATTGCATGATATTGGAAAATCGCGTGCTCTAGCATTGAGTGCGAAACATACAAAAGATGAAATATTATATCGCGAGAAAGGCTATACCTATTATCCTGACCTAGGATTATCAGTACGATACGCTAGTTCAATCGATACGCTCAGAGAGATTATTCGTCTATGCAAAATTAACGAATTTTCATTATCTTTAACCGTTAAGTTAAGGAACAACCACCGCTACAGATTTACACTATAATTACTACAATTACTAATACAAAATAAAACGAATAAAAACAAATAAAAATATGTATATTTGTAAATACATATTTTTTTATTACAACCCATCTAATTTAATTAAACAAACGTTGTTTGTTGGCGGTAAATTATGAATTATATGGTTATTGTCTTTATTGGATACAATTGTTTCGCGATTTGCATCACGTTTTTTTGCCATACGATGTTCGTATCCAGTTTCACGTTCTTTTAAAATAGTATCCCAAGTATCTAATATTTTCGGAAGAGCGGCTTCAAACCATAAACAATTCCTACGAACTAAAACACACGAAAATTCATCCAAATACCAGTATTTTGCAGTATATAAAACCAACTGTTCTCTTACTTCATCTTTCATATTAGAAATCCATAGATCGACGGTTTGCTTGTCAATAGGAACATCCAATGGCATATATTTATAAGTAGGTTTTGAGTTAGGAACATTGCGTTCAATGAAACACAAAATAACGCCTTTCCATTTACGCGAATCTGAGTCATAACTCTCCGTTTGGTCGTTATAGAAATCTTCTTCGCTATCATATTCTTTGAAACGTGTCTCAATAAAATCACATTCATTTAAATTGCACGTCTCCATTTGTACTTGCATTTGTATCCAATATTCTTCTTTTGGAATACCAGTAATTTCGCGATTCACTATATTTTTGACTTCAATCATTCTACCATAACGATTCGATAATGGGTCGGCGTTAATACCATCAGGAGAAGCTCCAATACACCCATATTCTGGATGTTGTATACAACCGAAGTCTTCGACGGTTGTATGGTATATGATTTCATATAGTTGAATGGATACTGTTTCGTAGACTGTTCCCCAATGTAATGCACCTCCAGCATGCCAGTTTGTTTTATCGGATTGAAATGGATCAAACGGTTTGCATTTTTCATATATTAAACTATTTCGTTGTGCATCTGAACTAAATATTTTCCAAAGATTGCTTGCAGTCATTAGATTGTGTCGATATTCATACCATTCTATGGTTCGTTGAGGAGGTTGATATGTATTTCTTAATAATTCAATTTGGTTTTTTATTTTATATTGTCTTATAGACGGAAATAAAGTAGTGGTTGTACCAAAACTTGATCGATGTGGAATAATATTCTCGTACATTTCGAAAAATGTATCGATGCATGAAAATACATGTTCGTATATATCTTCATAGTCATCATCATTACACGTACCACTATCTTTCCACGATTCAAATAATAATTCAGTTATATCATGAACTAAATTTGTATGGAAATCTGGTTTGGAAATTGTTAAAATGTCATCGCTGATTTTTTCATATAATAGTTCGTGAATTGTTAATTCCAACTCTGTATATTCTTCATCGGATAATTCAAATGGCGCGATGGTGGTTGATGTCTCAGATATAGAATCATCCATTGTATATTCTTCTTCTATATCTATTAAATTTTCAATATTCATAATATAGTTTTTATATTATTAATTATGTTTATTTCTTCATATTTTTTTTATTTATCTTCAATTTTTTTACACTTCTTTTGATTCGATAGAATTTACACATTTGTGCGTTTTGTGCGTTTTGTGCGTTTTGTTTTTTTTTTGTGCGTGTTGTGCTTTTTGTGCATTTTGCTTGTTTTGTTTTTTTTTGCGCGTGTTGCGTGTTTTGTGCTTTTTGCGTGTTTTGTGCTTTTTGTTTTTAATTTTCGTTTTCCTCCCATTGCAATATTTAACGTATCTCTAACCAATTCAGATTCAAGAAAAGTATCAATATCATCTTGACGTAAATTTACGTTCCCTCTTCTATCTGCTTGTACTCTGTTATTAATGAATAGTCTAAGTGCGTTTATTTTATCTTGGTAGGTAGCATTATTATTAGCATCATCATTGAAATACTCGCGATACCATTCGTTAAACCAATTTGCTAATAGTGCTCGTTTTCGCTGTATAAAATCACGTTCCCGTTCTTCTGCTGTCATAATTATATCTGCATCAATGTTTTGTGTTAAAACTTCAAACATAACTGTTAAACATCTCTCTGCAATTCCAGCACCACAACTACCTGCTCCACTGTCATATGCATCGACATCCTGTTGCAAAAATTCTCTTGCCCAGTCTCTTTGAAATGCTCTTGATTGATAACGCATAAATGTAAAAATAATATAAAAATAATAATAATGATTAATACGACCTCGTCCCCGATTACTGCTGTGTCCGGTTAAATTTCTAAATTCAGAATTATACATAACATTTATAGAATCCATAACTCGTCCTAATATTTCTAGTAGATTATATTCACCGTACATATAATCGTCTCCTAAATATGTAATAAATGAATTTCTAATAGAATTGGATAAAGCTTGTATTTGGGCTGGGGTTGCTACAGTATCGTAGTTTGGTATATTTCCTTCAAGAGGAAGGTCGTTTATAGCTGCAGCCATAATATTTAATGCAGCAATTGGGTTTCGCATAGATCGAAACGCATTATGAATCCCCACACACCCACTATAATTACCTTCTCGTATCACAAGATGTCCAACCAGGTCGTTATAAGTAAAATTTGTTTCAAGAATTTGTGATTCTCTATTTGGATAGTTTTGTTGTTGTTGTTGTTGTTGTTGTTGTTGTTGTTGTTGTTGTTGTTGTTGTTGTTGTTGTTGTTGTTGTTGTTGTTGTTGTTGTTGTTGTTGTTGTTCGTATTGTTCTCTTAGTTGTCGTAGTTGTTCGTATTGTGCTCTTAGTTGTTGTGGCCGTAGTTGTCGTAGTTGTTCGTATTGTTCTCTTAGTTGTTCTGGTGGTAGTCGTCGTAGTTGTTCGTATTGTTCTCTTTGTTGATAATATTGGTTGTCTACTTGTTCGTATTGTTCTCTTAGTAGTTGTTGTAGTTGTGGTGGCAGTTGTTCTATTTGTCGGAGTTGTTCTACTATTTCTCGTCTTAGTTGATGGATTTGTCCTAGTAGTTGTACTTCTGGTCGTAGTATTATGGATCTTCGTATTCTTTGCGATTCTCGTTGTTCAACATTATAGAAAATTGCTCGTCTTTCGCGTGCTGCTATTTCTTCTTGCTGTTGTTGTTGTTGTCGTTGTTGTTGTTCTAGTTGTTGTTGTTGTTGTTCTAGTTGTTGTCGTTGTCGTTGTTGTTGTTCTAGTTGTTGTCGTTGTTGTTGTTCTAGTTGTTGTCGTTGTTGTTGTTCTAGTTGTTGTCGTTGTTGTTGTTCTAGTTGTTGTCGTTGTTGTTGTTCTAGTTGTTGTCGTTGTTGTTGTCGTTGTTGTTGTTCTAGTTGTTGTTGTTGTTCTAGTAGTCGTTGTTGTTGTTGTTGTTGTCGTTGTTGTTCTAGTAGTCGTTCTTGTTGTCGTTGTTGTTCTAGTAGTCGTTCTTGTTGTCGTTGTTGTTCTAGTAATCGTTCTTGTTGTTCTTGTTGTTCTATTTGTTGTCGTTGTTGTTCTTGTTCTGCTGCATCTGCTATATCCATTGGCACTCTTCCTGGTGGTTCTCCAAAAAATCGATTTTGTTGTGGTGGTTCTCCAAAAAATTGATTTTGTTGTGGTAGTTGTCCAAAAAATCGATTTTGTTGTGGTGGTTGTCCAAAAAATCGATTTTGTTGTGGTTGTCCAAAAAATCGATTTTGTTGTTGTTGTTGTTGTTGTTCTTGTAGTTGTTGTTCTCGTAGTTGTCTTGCTCCAAATCCATCATTACCTAGTCGCCCATTATTTCCTACTCGCTCTCTTTGTGCTCGTTGTTGTACTAAAAAATTAAATAAATCTACAGGATTTTGTTCTGACATTATATATATATATATAAATATATATAAATAAATAAATTGTATAAATTTTCTAAATACAATTTATTTTTATTTTTTACTTTTTCGTAGTTTTCCGTTTCGTACTTTTCGAGTTCTTACTTTTCCGTTTCGTACTTTTCGAGTTCTTACTTTTCCGTTTCGTACTTTTCGAGTTCTTACTTTTCTACCACCTTCTGGTATAGCTCCGTGTGTAGCTATTCTCACAGTCCAAACTTGTTCTGGTTCTGCACCAGGATTACAATGTAAGCCCCCTACCCAAGTTTCTGCTATTCCTCTAACTATTTCATCACTAGCAATTGCAGGATATGTATCTGGAAGTTTAATTAAATTAATAAAAATATTACCACCATTATTTAAAATATTATCTAATTCTTCCCTATGAATATTTATTCTTCGATCAATTAAATTTGCAAAACTATATAATGGCCGATCGTGAATAACACTATTTAGAACACCATTTGCTTCTGTACAAGGGAATACAATAGAACTATTTAATTGATTCATAAAAATGTCTTTATTATATAAATAAATCGTTGAAATTTGTATACCATTATATCGTTCATCAATAACATTGATAACTATTGAATTCGCTCTATTTTCTTCTTCCGTTAAAAACTCACTAATACGAGTTCGTGGATTATCACCATCGCCTCCGACTACATCTATTCCTAAGCCATTTATATTAACATCTACTGGTGCTGGCGCGGGTTCGGGTACTTGCTGTTGTCTGGCTAATGCAGCATTTGCTCGTTGCTCTCTTCTTGCGGTTCTTGGCGATACTGGTTCAACTGGTGCTACTACTGGTTCAACTGGTGCTACTACTGGTTCAATTGGTGCTACTACTGGTTCAATTGGTGCTACTACTGGTTCAACTGGTGCTACTACTGGTTCTACCAGTGCTTCTAATTGTAAGCAAATGACTTGAATTTCTTCCATTCTTTCTTCTATTCTTTGTGTTACTCTATTATCATTCATATCATTTCTAATCTCTGCTAATAGGTTTAATAATAATTCATTTCTATTTGTGAGTAGTACCATTTGTTCTTCTGGTAATTGATTAAATCTTATTAGTTCGTCTCTTACTTGTTCGCTTACATCATAAAAAAACCTATCAAAATTAATACTATTCCGAATAATAGGATCTGTATAAAGATACGTATATAGATCAGCAAAAAATTCGGGATTTCCAGTAGTATAACCTCGTCTTATGTCATCTCTTCTTAATAGTGGTGGTATAAAGGTATCAATATAAGTATTAATTCTATTAATAATATAATCATTATTATTATTATTATTATTATTATAATGTACAAGAAATAAATCCTTAAACGTTGATAATGAATACGGAACTACAGATACTTCAAATAGTTTTTTAAGATGGATACTTAACACATTTTTTCTTAAATTTATATAAACATATTCCAAATGTGCAGGTGTTAATCGCAACAACACTTCTGCAGCAATTTCTGGCGTGCAGGGTATGTTTTCTCTAAAATTAGGATTTTCTTGAGCAAATGTATTCAATGCAATGTCATATCCATTACGTTCCTCTGTATTATCAGGAAAAAAATTGTCTCGTAATGCAAAAATTTGACATCTTCTATCTTGATAATAAGAACGTCTAATATTAAAATACATTCTAAGAGTTTCTACCAATTTATTTTGATCCATATTATTCATATATATATAATATAATATTATTTATTTTTCATCAAAATATTCTAAATATCAAAATCTTCTAAATTTTTATTACTCATACGTTTCGGAGTTAATGATTTTAATGTAGATACACGTTTTGAGTCTATGTTCTTCAATGTGAAGTTTCGATTAATTGAATTAAAAAACAATGAGGGTATCGAAGTAATTTCACGCGTATCTTTATCATAACATAATTCTTTGGTTTTCTGCAATTTATTTTTTTCTAAGCAATCATTAAAAAAAACTTTCAATGATTTTATATCTTTCACTGAAAACCCGTTATCTTTCCCATATCGTTCCGCAAAAATATGCAGTTTCTGTATTTTAATCGTTTTATCCAATTTATTCCACGATTCAGTTTTATTATATTGTTGTTCTTTATCCAAAATATCATGTATATTTTGCGATGACATTTCGGTTTTTTCGTATAAGTTATCAGAACTAGATATAATATTTTTAAACTTGGATGATTTAACCATTTTGCTATGTTGTGATTCATTCAATGATGAATCAGATTCATTTGTTTGTGCTATCTTGTTGTTGGATGTAAACATATTTTATTGCTTTTGTCTTTATGTAATTATATGAAATTGTTTCTATTAAGTTTTATTTAAATATAAATATTATTTTTGTAATATAATATGGAAAATAAGTTTATTATATTACCGGATAAGTCGCAACAAACAACAAAAACAACAAAAGATTCGAAACAAATAAATACACAAAAAGAGAAAAAAGTACGAGTTATTGCACAAACCGATAAATGGCAGCAGGTTCTCCAACCTGAATATTATACAAGTCAAATGCAAAATGATATTCTTACTTCACAAAATACAGAACTACCAATATACAAAATGATGATTCAGCAAATTCAACAAAAAATAAATGGATATAAGGCTCAAGATTTGGATAAATCGCTGTTCTCCGCCCCAGATTTTGTTGATTTGGATTATACAATCGATTTAATAAAAAAATCCGGGTTGAAATGCTATTATTGCAAACACAATGTGAAAATTTTATACGAACATGTAAGAGAACCAAAACAATGGTCATTGGAAAGAATTGATAACGATTATGGACATACTAAAAATAACGTGGAAATTGCATGTTTGAGTTGTAATTTGCGACGTAAAACGATGTATCATGAAAGATTCATTTTTACAAAACAACTTAATATAGTTAAAAATGGTTAATTTCTTTGTTTTTTACACAATATACATTCATACGTGTTCTATTTGAATGTATGAAGGTATATTGTCAAAACAGTTGTCAACAAAATTCATGAAATCTATGCGTGAAATCCCGAGATCATCTATACTCAACAACTCTTTTCGAATTTTATCAATAATTATCGCAGATTCCCTATAACGAATTCCGCGCTTACCGTATTCATGAAATGAATAATATTGCAATAGTTCTGGAAAAAACGTATTCATATAGGTAGCTACACATTTATACTCACTAAATCTGTAGTAGGTCGAAGATAATTCCATAATATATTGCATCCAATGTTTATTATCATGCTTACAAATATTGCTGAATTCAATATATTGGAACATATTTTGCAAAATATGATGATGAAATATAAAGTGATGTGGTACAAAAGTTCCACCACCAGTTGGTTCAATTACATCCAACCCAATTATGTTTTTTATTGAATCCGCGTACTGAACCCGATTGAATTCATTCTTTGCACATTCCTGTAATATCGCGAACCGTGGAATTGTATGTTCTCCAATTGTAGAGAACAATTCCCATTTATCTAATACAATTAAATCCGAATCCCATACTACATATGGATCGGATAGATTTTCGATTTGTTGAAATGCTCCTAATTTTATAATCTGTTGAAACCACCAACCAAATTCCCTAGAATTATTATCTTTCCATGTATACCAGTTATTGATATCCGCGCGAGATAAATTGTATGTTTTCATAAAAAAACTATTTTCATCTAACACAATTACATCAGTTTTTGATAATTCCCACTTTTTGCAATTTTTTTCTAAAATTTCTTTATCGGTTGAATTTGTAATCATATATATACAACGAGGCGAATAGTTATATATTACCGATTCAATTGTAGTTCGTATAATTATATTGTTTCTACAAACCGGTATTACAAAATCATTCCCAACCATCATATATCATATGATATTATATAATATAATATCATATATTTCACAGTTATTTAGTTCACACTTATTTAGTGGTTTTTTTTTCACATTTTCCAGTTCCTTTGCTTCTACGAGAACCTTTTGGGCAACGTTTGCGATTAATCGAACGACAAGCCTTTGTTTTTCTATGTCGGCGAGTTCCTTTGGCACAACGAATGTATTTAATCTTTGGTGTATTACTCATTGTATATATAATAAATATATATATAATATTTTTAAAAACACACATATAGAAATTTTACACTAAACTATCTAACTTGCGAGAATTCAATAATATGGATAACACAAACACACAAACGCGCCTTCCTATTCATCAAGATATTTACGAAAAATTAGACTATTTTTATAGAAATAATAAAATACCACACATTATTTTTCATGGTTCATCTGGATGTGGAAAAAAAACATTAGTTTACGATTTTATTTATAAGATTTACAACAACGATAAACAAAAAATAAAAAATAACGTAATATTTGTAAATTGTTCTCATGGGAAAGGAATAAAATTCATTCGGGAAGAATTAAAATTTTTTGCAAAAGCAAATTTGCAGTCAAACACAGGAGTTAAATTCAAATCGATTGTATTATTTAATGCGGAAAGTTTAACAAACGACGCGCAATCTGCACTTCGTAGATGCATTGAATTATTTAGTAATAACACACGTTTTTTTATAGTAGTGGAGAACAAACGCAAATTATTAAATCCAATATTATCAAGATTTTGCGAAATTTTCGTTCCAGAATATATGGAAAACGGAAAAATCGTAAATTTACATGAATATAATTTAAATAAAAAATTCAAATTCGAAGATTTGGACAAAGAAAAAACAGAATGGTTTAAAATGAGGTTTAATTCAATAATTGAAAGAAAAGTTTTGAATAAAAAAATAAATCATGAGATGTTATCTACTTTTAGTTGTGATGCATACGAACAAGGATATTCTTGTTTAGATTTAATAGACTTCATTAAAGCAAATGATAAGTGGTCTAATCTCGAAATTTCCAATATAGAACTCTGTTTTCATAAAGTTAAATCCGAATTTCGATGTGAAAAATTACTGATGTTATACATGTTAGATCTCATTTTTGCTGATAAAATACATATTCCTTCAAGAATATAATTACACAAAACCTGCGTTTAAACAATATACAAAAAATGTAAGTAAAATTATATCATGGACGATTTTGTTCTTTCTAATTTACAAGAATCAAAAAATGAATGGTGTAGTCGTCTGGTAAGTATTTTTACACCTTTAGTCATTGAAGGGGTTCGGTCAATTTTCAACGAATCGTGGAAATTATGTGCAGACAATGATGAATTAGGTAAATATTTAATGACATTTCAAAATTTATTGTCCCGTGTTCCAAAGTGGAATCAAACTATAATTGAGGAAGAACGAAAACGTATTATTGAAAGAAGTGGATGCAATTATTTAGAAGATTTAATTACATGTGTTCATATTATTCAATTAAAGGTACTTACCTGTATTCGTGTTGGAAATAAACAGAAAAAAATAGATATATCTATTCCAAAATTAGATAATTTCATTCACAAAGTATACATTCATGTCGCCCGTAAAGTATACACCAATGTTTATTTATTTGAAAAAAGTATTTCTCCGCTATTAGCACAAAGAAATTCGAGAGAACTTGAATTGATTGTACAAGAATGTATTTTAACTACTATTCGCGAGAGTATTCCAACAGAAGAAATTATTCGTGCATATATGGATGAAAGTATCGAACAAGAAGAAGAAGTAATTATTGAAAACATCGTAGATGAAGTTGAAAATAAAGAAGATACTAGTGAAATTAAACCCGAAGAAAAAAAATCGGAATCAGATGAACCCGAATTACCACCAGTAGTTCCTGCAATAAAAAACATTGATAACGAACCGGTTATAACACGTTTATCATTCAATGATTATGACAGCGTTCAAGATGCGATGTCTGGAGATGTAAGCCAGGTTAACGCACCCAAAACAATCGAACGATTAGAAGAAATAAGTACTTCTAGGGCTATACAACGTAAATTAGAAGAGGAAGAGGAAGACGGCGATATTAATGATAGAATTAAAATTCATACAGATAGTATAAATTTAGACGATTTAGACATTTTTGATTTTGATAAAAAAGATAAAACTAGTAATGTAGAAGTATTATTAGACGATATCGAAGAACTAGTATAATGCGTAAAATATCAATTTAAATTATTTGATATTTTAGTATAGGAATCAAACGATATGGAAAAAATTTTGTTATTAGCGATTTCAATTGCAATTCTTTTCTTTATTATTAAACTAGTAATGATGAAATACGTGGAGAAAGAAACGAAACCACTTAAATATCTAGTACGTGATGCATTTGTTGTTTTTTCATCCGCATTTTTGCCGATTTTTTTATTTTTTCAAATGAGTGGAACATTTAATCAATTGTTAGGTATTGGAGGTGGTGGAGATAACGTTCCGCAAACTCAAATATTTACTGATGCGCCTGGGTTCTAATACAAAAATTGAAAGCTATGTTAGGAATATCTACATGAATAAAAAAAACAAATACAAATAATGGATTCACATAAAATATCGACAATAATAAGAATACAATCATGGTATAGAGGTTGCATTATTAGATTGAAAAGATTACCTTTAATAATGTATCTAATTCAAAATTATCTGAAATCGCAAACATTTCACTTTTCAACCCAAAACGATGATGGTCGCATCAATAGTTGTACTGATGAAGATGAGGTAATTAAACTGCTTATTGATAAATTCGGTGAAAAAATAAAAAAACCAAAAAAAAGGATGTGGTATGACATTTTAGCGTTGGATTATATGTATGGTTGGCTACCCGTTAATATTAAATCGACCACTACACTAACTAGTGATAATACAGGTAATTTGGCGATGTGCGTATATGCTTACACTGACGAAGTATTAGATATTCATCGAGATAACTCATATGAAAATGGTAAGATGAGTTGCATATTGTTCAACGAATTAAAAAACAAGAGATATAACACTAATCATAACAAAAAAGATTACTATTTTGTAGTGTTAAACAAAATAGATGCAAGTGATGTAATTATCAATAGTGTAAAAGGATTGACACTATTAACGCCCAACGTTAATAATTTACCATTTCAAATTTGCTGGAATAGAAACCGCATTTATAAATATGAGAATATAAAAATAAAGGTCAAACAATTTGTCGAATGCTTACAAAAACCGCATCCAAGTTGGAAAGAGACATTTATGAAAAATATAAGGACGTTAGAATTATAGATATTCGCTAGGAATATAAGAATTACATATTTGTCTATGTCCGATTTTAAACCTTCCAGAAAACATAAAATTATCTTTAAATGTATTACTATTTATGTATGAAACTATATTATTTAAATTGCATTTTTTTTTTGGATTAAGCATTATTAACCCACCTCCAAAATATTGTACTTTACCTAAAAATGATACATTTGGTTTTCGCGTTAAGTTGTAAATATAAATACAGTCTTTGCCAAGATTAGCGTTTATTGTAGTAATATTTCTTGGGGCTCCCCATTCGAACCAATTATTTTCATTAAACTTTCGTATTCCTCTTTCAATAAGTTCCTTTTTATGGTGGAATAAATGTTTATTTATTTTCTCATTTTCACAAGGGTAATTTTCAATATAAATATATTTATCAACTTTGTCTTCACCATTTAATACATCAATATTACCAAGCTCTTCATTTTTATAAACTTCTTCTTTTCCACTAACTAGACCAACATAAATATCAAAATAGTCTTGAAATAGAACACTATTATTATTTTCTTTTTCTCCAAAAGTAATTAATCCATTACTATTTGTAATATAAAGTAATTTTTCGTTATATAATACTTTTTTTTCAAGAGAACTATTTTTACAATATCTAAAAACAATAACATCAATCGATGCATTCTCAAACATTTTTTCATTGTTAGGATGGAATATATGAGTAAATCTTCCATTTGACATCATTGCATTCAATAGTTTTGAAGCACTTGTTAATTTAAGAAAATCTGATGGAACAATAAATATCAACTCACCATTATCATCGAGCAAATTATAACATTTTTCAGTAAAATCAATATACAAGTTTCCTTTTTTAGTTCTAACATAAGGCGGATTTCCAACTATTGTTTTATATGTCTTTGTAATTGTTTGTTTCATAAAATCACCATAAACAACTTTATCTTTTTGTATTTTATCCAATAATTTAATAGATCTATCAATTTCATACATATCAAATGTTATATTAGGTATTTTATCTGTAATAAATTCAATTAAATCTCCTTGGCCCATAGATGGCTCCAAGATATTAGATGGATTATTTAATATTAACTGAAATACCTTTTCTTTGAGTTCTGTATGGGTTGTAAAATATTGTCCTAAATTATATTTTTTTGTCATATGTGTATTTATAGTATCTTCTAACTTTTTTGAAATAGATAAATCACTTTCTTTTTTATTATTAATTTCGTTCAATTTTTCATCAACAACTACACTAATAATTTCTTTGAGTTTTGTTTCATTCATACATGGTAGTTTTTTGTTGATATGTTTATTATAATGTCCTTTTTGACTAAATTGTTTACCACATTTTTCGCAACTATAACAAACCATTTTTAGTTATATACATAGTATACACATTTACCCTTTATATTGATTTGATTTAGATAAACATGTAGTTCGAGTAAAGTTATAAATTATTCGTCCAATAACATTAGGGCCATTGCGGCGTAATTGTGTAGATCCAACAGTGTATCTCGAATTCCTTCATCTTTAACCAAATTCACGCCATTTTTTGTAATAGAGAGCGAACGTTGTATTTTATCTTCGATTCGCATCAACACTCCAATAACACCATATTTTGCAAATGCATCACCATAATCTATATTTTTTTTAGTAAATAATTCCAATCCTTCTTTTTGTATTTTTTCCATTTGTTCTATACGACGACTCATAAATTACGTATGTAAATAATATAAATTATAATGTTTATATTATTTCTTTACAGCATTTCTTATTCAAAACGCCCATTAAATTATAAATAAAAATCGATTTTGACTATTCGTCGAACCATTCACTTTGAAAAATAGATAATGTAATATTTGGATGTTTTCTTTCTTCATAATATGTTCCATTGAAACTACAAAGGTTATTACTTGTTCTACATGTATAAGCATAATTGTATTCTATTATTCCGGATAAAATATCCATGTTTCCAAATTTTGTACATTTTCCTAGGTGATAACTTTTCTCATCATATGGTTTGAAATACACGCAATTTTTACATATTGGAACTTTTGAATTTATAATAAATTGTTTTTTTTCCATAGAAAATACTGTTGTAGTAGTTGTAAATAATAATAGTAATACAAAAATCATTTGTCTGTATTATTATCCAAAAAAATTTTATATAGTTTGATTATAATATTATTTTATTTGACTTTTATTTGACATCTACAGTTTCAGTGTTTCATCAAATAATGCATGAACATCCCTGTCATGTGTAATTATAATAATACATTGTTTGTATCGTTTAAAATCACTAATCAACATGATTAGTTCGCGTTTTAAATCTGGATCTAATGCATTTGTAGGTTCATCTAAAATTAGTATCTTTGATGGATTGATTAACCCACTAATGATGTTAACAACTTGTCGTTGACCACCGGATAAATTTTCTCCAAGAGAACCTGCATATGAATTATAGATATCAACATTTTTGTATAATCCTTGAATTTTTGGATATTTCATGATTTCTTTTAAAAAATCTTTGCATTTTTCACTGTCTTTGCATCCATACATCATATTATCTAATATTTTTTTATCAAATAACCTTGAATTCTGGTTAACATATGTTATGTTTTGACGAATATAATCAGGATCAATTGTAGAAATATCAACACCATCTATATATATTTTTCCACTAACTGGTTCATATAAACGCAACAATAATTTGGCAAACGAAGATTTTCCTTTTCCACTTAATCCAGTAATACCTATTATTTTTTTATCTGTATTAACATTAAATGACGCGTTAGTAAAAACTGGAGAAGTTTTCTTTGATTCATAATAAAATGTAATGTTATCAAAAACTATATTTTTAAATTTTAACTCATGTGATTCATATTGTTTCGTTAATAATTCATTGATATTGAGTTTATCGCCTAACATTTTATTAAAATCGCATGTAATATATTCAATTCTTCCAATAAATTCTAACCAATCAGGTAAATTATTGATTGTTCCAATAATTCGATCTCTATACAGTAATAAAATGGTCATAAATGTAATAAACACAGTTGTTGTAATTTTTTTTGTGTATCGCAATTGAATTAAATAAAATAAAGAAATAAAAATAATAATGTATACAAAAAATGTTAATATACTAGTATGATTTGAAATCATATTTAAAAACTCATTTCCTGTAATAATTGCTTTATCTGTTAATGTAGTAAAATTATTAATTTCATTTACAGTTTCACCACGATAAATTACTTTATCGATATTATTTAAAATATCTATAATGAATTTTTCATTTTTATTTATAATTGTCTCTTGTTCATTTTTCGCTTTTGTTAAATGTTTCCAATTAAAAAAAATATAATAAAAAATTACTAAGTTTGCAAGTAAGAAACATATACCAAATGTAGTGTTCTCATATAAAAAATAAAATGAAATGATTAGTAAAAATGCGAATGTAGGTATAATTACTGTTATAATATCAAAGAACAATGCATAAAACGATACTGAAATACGAGTAATCGGTGTAATAAATTCAATAAAATTAACATTTTGCATGTTCTCGTTATTTGATTTTAAAATAATTTTGAATATTTCGTGTTTAATCCATTGAATTAATTTTGTAATAAGATTATTTTGATAACGTTTATAAATATAATAAATTGCAAAAAATAGAATAGATATTAATACAAAATATTGGAAAAATTGCATAGTTAGCTTTTTTGAATTTTGTTCGATTGATTGAATAATATTTGCTGTAATATAAGAAATTCCATTGGTTTGTATTAAGGTAATTACTAAACTTAATATACACAAAATAGCTGTATTTATTTTTTCTTCTTTGAAAAATTCTGATATCAAATAAGTTATAATATCCATAATCTATATGTATATTATAATCATATAACAAAAAATTTATTGATAAAATAATTTTACACATAAGATGGTAGTTTATCTAAATCCATAAATAATCCGCTATCATTTTTTTGTGTTTTTTTCATAGAAAATTTGTTAAAAAGTGGATAAGACAATTGAGCTTGTGGTGTATGTGCATGAACACTTCGAGCAATCATTTTGTATAGTTTAAAATTAGGATATCGCTCTTCGCCATTTTTTTTATATAAAACACTCTTACCTGCATCATCTTGACACCACCGTAATATTGTTTGTTGCAATTCATCCATTTCTTTTATATCTGCATCGTCATCAATAATAAAATCATAAATAGAACAGCCTAATCTACATAAATCAAAACTATAGTTTGGTTCAAGCAATGGTTTATTCGGATTATAAAATGGTTCAAAATTATATTGAGTAGCAGCATCACCACCTTGTGCAAAACTATCACTACAAAATAATTGTCCATTGTATTTGTAAATACTTCTTCCAAAATCAATTATTTTGAAAATTTTACCATATGTTGGTACTTTATAGTTTATTTTATTAAACCGATAATACAAATATTCCTCATTGGTATGAACATACATAATATTATTTGTATGTAAATCATTGTGAGTCATATGAAATGCATTTTGGTAAGCAATCAACATCATTATTATTTGAAACAATGCGCTTGCACCATTGTCTGTATCAATTTCATTATTTTCAAATAGATCATCCAACGTTCCATCACATTTTTCAAGACAAATCATTTGAACCGGAAAATTATCAATGTAAGCGTAGATTGTTGGTTCAATATTATCATCATTACTGTCGTCGGTATTATCTTCATCTTCATTTTCTTCAGATGATTCTGTATCGGATTCGCTAGTTTCTGTTGTATCCGTTTCAGTGTCAGATTCATCTTCGTCTTCATCGTTTGTTGATTCACTTTTTTCAGTATTATTTTTTAAATATACTTGTTCTATGTTTTCATCTAATTTCACATTTATGTCATTTGTAATATTAATAACGTCAATAACTGATACATTGGATAAATTATGAATATTTGATGATTTAGAAATATTAAGCTTCATTTTATTACCTCTTGAATTATTCATATTAAAATAAGAAATTGATTCATGATTTGTAATTTTAAACATCTTTCCTGCATTATTTAAGAAATAATTAGAACTATTTAAATATTCAAAATCATCTGAAATATTCATTTTAAATTTGTCTTGAATTGCTGAATAATTACCATAAAAATCAATTCCATGTTTAAAATTATGTGTGTGTAGTAATTGACTTGACAAAAAACTAAAAAAACAATCCACGTATGCAGTGTTATTATAGTATGCAATTTTTTTATCACAGTTGGTTGAATTGAAAGAAGGTAATGTATGAATAGATGGGTCATTAATATCATATTTTCCAATCATATATCTGATTGGGTCAAGTAAAGGTGAATATTTAATGAATATTGGTTTTGTACATATGGCTACGTATGATGTATCTAAAACTGTTCCTAAATCAACTATTTGATATCTATGATTCAAACAGATTGAATCATAATTTTGTTCATTCATATCAAAATATAGTGGGTATATTGGTTGAAAATTTTGAAATTTTTGGATATGGAATGGATTATAATTATGAGTTTTGTCATCCTCTGTTTGAATATATTGGTTTTCTAAACGGTTTAAGTCTAAAGGTTTCGCTTTATTATAATGAATTTGAAACCTTGTTGTTTTTTCAGTTGTTTTCATTTATAGGAAAAAATTATATTTTAATAGTGATATATAAACGCTATATCTAAAAATCTAAATAACTTGTATATTATGAGTTATTATATTTACGTTAATGAATGGTTTTCGGTTGATTTTACTGATTTAGGAATACAATCGAGTAATAAAATAAATCCTGAAAAAATAGATAATGATATATGCAGAAGTGTATTTAAACCAGAAAATATAATTGAAACTATCAATACATGTTCATTTTCTCTTTATTTTGAAGAAAATTCAAAAATTAAAGGAATTATATGTGTAACCAACTATGATAATAGTAAATACTGGGAAATAACATATATATGCACATCTGCTGATAAAAAAGGTTTAGGAACAGAATTGTTAAATAAATTAAAAAATATAGCAAAGAAAAACGTAAATGCAGTCAAACCAGTTATTATAATATACGGAATGGGTACAACAGATGATTCTTCCAATTTATATACTAAAAATGGTTTTAAAGATAATCAATATGTTGTCAAATATAACATTGATGGTGGAAACAAAACTAAACGAAAATATAAAAAAAAGAAAAATACAAAAAAACGTAAGAGTATTTTTTACAATCGAAAAACCAGGCTTCAAAAAAAATTCGTTTAGTAAAACTGTATTATATATTGGTATATTTATATTATATTATATTATTCATTTCATATAATGACATTAGAATTGAAAAAATTTAATATGAGAGATATAACATTCAAACCAGATGAGAACAAGGGGCCAGTAGTTGTTTTGATTGGTCGTCGTGATACAGGAAAATCATATTTAGTTCGAGATTTATTATATTACCACCAAGATATACCTATTGGAACTGTTATTTCTGGTACTGAAGCAGGTAATGGATTTTATAAAAATCACGTACCCAAATTATTTATTCATGACGAGTACAACACTGTATTAATTGAGAATGTATTAAGAAGACAACGAGCTGTTTTGAAAGAAGTTAAAAAGGAAATAGATACATATAAAAGAAGTACTATTGATCCACGTGCATTTGTAATTATGGATGATTGTTTATATGATCAATCATGGACACGTGATAAAATGATGCGTTTGCTTTTCATGAACGGACGTCATTGGAAGATAATGTTAATTATAACAATGCAATATCCATTAGGTATTCCACCAAATTTAAGAACAAATATTGATTATGTGTTTATTTTAAGAGAACCTTATTTAGTGAATCGTAAACGTATTTGGGAAAATTATGCTAGTATGTTTCCTACTTTAGAAAGTTTTTGTGCAGTTCTGGACAATACTACAGAAAACTTCGAATGCTTGGTAATTAATAACAACGCGAAATCGAATAAACTGATAGACCAAATATTTTGGTACAAAGCTCAAGACCATCCACCATTTCATTTAGGGAGTAAAGAGTTTTGGGAAATTTCTAAAAATATGGGGTCAGATGACGAAGACGAAGAATTTGATCCAAGTAAAACAAAAAAAGCGAATAAAGGCGCAAACATTAATGTTAAAAAAAGTAATTGGTAAATTATAAAATATTATTTTAATATATATAATGGCAAAAACACTGAAGCGTAGAAATTTTAAAAAAAATGGAGGAGGTTTATTCGATTTTTTTTTAAAAAAATCATCACCAGTAGAACCAGTAAAACCAGTAGAGGATAACCAAGTATCACCACTAGCACCAGTAAAACCAGTAGAGGTTAACCAAGTATCACCACTAGCACCAGTAAAACCACTAGCACCAGTAAAACCACTAGCACCAGTAGAGGTTAACCAAGTACCAATGAAACCACTAAAACCACTAGCACAAGTCGCACCAGTAAAACTACTAGCACCAGTAAAACCACTAGACTTTGAACAAAAACTTAATCAACGCGATATGCAATATAATGGAGGAAAGAATAAATCCAAGAAATCTAAAAAATCTAAAAAATCAAACAAATCTAAAAAATCCAAGAAATCTAAAAAATAAAAAATAATTTATAAATCAATATTTTTTATTTACTTTGCTCTATATGGAATAGCATAAGGATTACCTTGTAATGCATTTAATACATCAGGTGAATTTCGATCTAATTGTATCGTTTGATATAATGGTTCAGCTCCACTCATTCTACCCATATTATGAATAGAAGGTGATTCAGTAGTACCAATCGGGGCTAATGGACGATTATTAATTAAATAATTATCCTTTGGTCTTGCCGTCATATTAATATTTCCATCATATAAATTCATATTGCCTGGAACTAATCTGCCGTCAATAGTAGATGATTTAATATCATTGTTTCTTTGATTATACTCAGCTTCATATGAACGCATATCTTGCGAGCGTGCGCCGGCACTTGAATTACCTGCATAAAAGTAATTACCAGTGGTTTCGCGCGCATTATGAATTGGCTGTTGTTCTGCTACTTGATATGCACCTCCGCGCTGATTTGCATTAACATTCAAATGGAATTTAGATGATTCAGTTGTTTCACGAATAGTAGGTAATGGTTTATCATTTGGATCATACACATAAGAAGAAGATACATTTGATTTTGCGTTTTGATAAGGACGTAATGTTCCAATTGTATTTTCTTTTCTTGATGGACGAAGAGCATCCAATAATGGTGCTACAGCTGCACCAAATGCTCCACCGATGGCACCATAATAACTATTTTGTGCTGTTGAACTACGATTATTTGGATATGCTACTTTTGATTTCATACCATAATCAGATTCTGTTGCTCCATACTTACCATTTGCGCCAGCAGGAGTGAATGGAACACTACCTAATTCAATGCGATGAGTTGGCATATGTTCTCCATCAACATACAAATTTGATTTACCATACCCAGCAACACCTGCATATTCTGCAGTAGTTTCTGGACGATTTACAAATCGTTCGATTGGTACAGAACGTAATGTTGGACCTTTTTCTAAACCAGTTGTGGTTAAATATCGGTCTTGTCCAACTTCAAAACTACCATCTGGACGATGTTTTTCCATTACACCCAATTCACCACGTCTTGTAATATAATTCATTGCTGGACCTTCATGTCCTAATAACAAATGACCACTTGATTTTGGATTGGTAGCTACACGTAATTCATCGACTGTTTTTTCGTTCCATGCATTTCTGTTCATCATACCCGAATTAAACCCACCTGAACCTTCTGATGTAAATCCTAAACCTAAACCAGGTGCTACTCTCTGTTCTTCAAATGGTTTAACATTTGCCATTCGAGAACTAGGGTTAACACGAGATCGCATGAAATCAGTAGTATTTGGTGCTCCATTTGCCCATTGATAGTGTTCTCCTGGTGCAAATAATGGAGCTTGTTCTTTTTTAACAATTGTCTGAGATCCAGAACCAATATAGTTGTCTAAAACGGATTCATTCGCATTTGCATCGACATTTCTTGAGCGGATATTTCCACCAAAAAAAGGAACCATGTTATTATGGCGAAAGTAATCTTGATCGACCTTATCTCCAGTTAAAGAATAATAACTAGCATTAGGATTTGTACCTATACTATCACCAAATGGAGAATATGCATCTGTATTTGTTTGATTATATTGAGGATTAAAATATTTGTCAGTATATGCTCCAGCACCATCAAATTTATTTACTGTTGATAATTTTGATGTAAGATCTGTTTCAGCAGAAACTACTGGATATTGCGATGGATAATTTTTGTCAAGTACATCTACATTCGGTAATTTACTTCTATTTTGAAAATTATCTTTTTTCTTAGATTGATTTGAAATTATATATAATCCACCCATGGCTAATAATGGTATTCCGATTTCCATGATAATATATTGTAATATATATTATCACGTTTTTTTTTTCTGGAGAAACATACATAGATAGAATTAACAATTTCCACCAATACACATAGATTTACCAGTCAAGTAATAATCGGTATTACTATTACCATCTACTATTGGAACATTACGTATATATTTTGTTTTCTCTAAAATACGTGTACTCTCATTATTAATAAATGGAATTTCTGTTTTTCCTTGAACATTGTGAAAAGAATAATTCCAACGAGTTTGTTCTAAATCTCTAAACATCCACGCTGGGTGCGTTGCTCTTGATTCGTCTACAAATGAAGGTAATGTAGAATATTCACGAGCAACACTATAAGGCGTCTTTGATTTGTAATCAACTACGTCGTGTGTAAGTTTTCTAGAAATACCTTTTAAATCTGTATCTAATTCGATTGTATTTGTTCGCAAATTTGCACCCCACCCCTGCAATCTAATTTGTGGATCTTCGAAGAACGGTAGATTCAATCCAGGTCCAGGTGCATCTAATTGATATCTACCCAATCCAGTGCTTTCTTGTAAATGTTTTTTTATTCTTGCAGGATCATCATGAAAACGGGTAAATGCCATTTTTTAATCTATAATATTATAATATTATTATATTATAGTATAGAATGAAAATAGTATAGATTGAAATTAAATAAAAAAATATATAAACGTTTTTTGTTGTTTAATATTATCTTCAAATGAATTCAACTGCTAAAACTCCAAAATTATGCCTAAACATGATTGTTAAGAATGAAAGTAAAATAATTACACGTTTGTTTGATTCTGTCTATAAAATAATAGATAGTTATTGCATTTGTGATACAGGAAGTACCGATAATACAATAGAATTAATTGAAAGCTATTTTCGTAATAAAAAAATTCCAGGTAAAGTAGTTCAAGAAACATTTCGTGATTTTGGATACAATAGAACTTTTGCTCTACAACAATGTGAAAATATGGAAAATGCTGATTATATCTTATTAATGGATGCAGATATGATGTTAAAAATATCTGATAAATTTGACTTAACCAAGTTTAAAACCAAACTGAGTGAATTTGATTTGCATAATATATTTCAAGGAAGTGAAAGCTTCTATTATAAGAACGCGCGTATTGTTAAAAATAGAATTGGAATGAAATACTGGGGTGTTACCCATGAATATGTTCAAACGCCCAATGGTACTACGACGAATACGTTTCATATGAATGATATATTTATTATGGATGTTGGAGATGGTGGTAGTAAAACTGATAAATTTCAACGTGATATAAAGCTACTTTCTAATGCATTGGAGAAAAATCCAGACAATGATAGATATACATTTTATTTGGCAAATAGTTATAAGGATTGTGGTCAATACCAGAATGCAATTGATACATATAAAAAGAGAGTTAAATTGGGCGGGTGGATAGAAGAAATATGGTATAGTTATTTTGCAATGGGTAGGTGTTATAAATGGTTAGGTGATATGGATCACGCAATTACAAGTTGGTTAAATGCATTTTCTGTTTTTCCTGAACGTATCGAAAATTTATATGAAATAGTTCATTATTACAGAGAAACTGGTAAAAATGAATTGGCATATATTTTTTATAAAATAGCAGATGATAAAAAGAGACAAAATAAAAATTTCGATTATTTATTTTTAGAAAAAGATGTTTATAATTACAAATTAGATTATGAATTAAGTATTATAGGATATTATCATAATGTAGATAATTATGATTTAGCAAGGTGTAGTATGAATTTAATGGCTTACTATAATATCGAAGCTTGGATTTTTAACAATGTTTTAAGCAATTATAAGTTTTATTCTCCAAAAATAGATGTAATAGAAGATGAACGTTTATGTGAATTCGAAAAAATAGGCAATGAATTAATTAGATCATCTGAATTTAAATCGAGTACTCCGTCATTATGTTTTCATAACAATGAATTAATAATCAATGTAAGATACGTTAATTATCATATTAATGATAGTGGTGGTTATGAGAATAAAGAACATATAATAACACATAATGTATTCACGCGATACAATACTCTTGGAAATACATTTATTCAAATTCAAGACGACGAAATCATAAAATATAATAAAATGTATGATGACCGTTATGTTGGATTAGAAGACATGCGGCTGTTTTCGTATAAAGGCAAATTATTATACAATGCCAACCGTGGAATAGGACAAAGCAATATTGTAGTAGAACACGGTGAAATTGATTTAGATACTGGTTGTACAAAATCGGTTTTATTAAAATATGAAAAACAAAAAGAAATCGAAAAAAATTGGGTTTTGTTTGAAGATGGTAAGGGAAATTTAAAATGTATTTATTCGTGGCATCCTCTTGTAATAGGTGATATTAATAATGAAACTGGTGATTTCATAGTATCCAATGTTTTATCTACAGCAAATATATTTAATCATTTCAGGGGATCGGCTAATGGAGTTAATGTAGACGGTGAAATTTGGTTTTTATGCCATGTAGTATCTCATGAGAACAGACGTTTCTATTATCATGTAATGGTAGCATTAGATAAAAACACATTTAAAATTACAAAATATACACCGTTTTTTACTTTCGATAAAATGCCAGTGGAATATACTTTAGGTATGGTTTATAAAAATGGTTCTTTAACAATTGGATATTCACTATTGGATAGAGAAACAAAATATACAGTAGTACCAAAAAAATGGTTTGAACAAATGTTTCAACGTATTGGATTTAGATAACTATTTTTTTTGTATTTTGCGCGATAACTTCACCAACGTATTCTCCTTTTTGAATATTTGAAACAGTAGTATAAATAATTTCACATTTTTTTACAGAAGAACTTGATGAATAAGACTTGCATAAACACGCGCATCGTTTTATTACTTGTTTCGGAATTTTATTTATCGGTTCTTCTGTTTTAAGAAATATATGCGATGAAGGCGCATTTGCTACATGAAACCATATATCGGTTTGTTGTGAAACATCAATTAGATCCCAATTGTCTTGTTTATTTCTGCCAATAAATATTTCATAATCGGTGTTTTGAAAATTCATTACTTCAATCTTCATTTTACTTATATTATGTTAATAAAAAATAGTAATATATTATTATTTTTTATAAATTTATTTCAATTTTAGGGTTCAGACATAGGGGGCTATAGGATTATACAATGCAGTTTTGCAACAACCAAACGTTTTTCTATGCCATTGTGTAATGCCGTGTTCTTTTATTCCAACTAAATGTTTAGCAGTTCCATATCCTACATTTTCGTGCAAATTATACCTGGTTTTTAGTTCCGGATATTCTTCACATAATTCTAGAATATATTCATCGTGTGCATTTTTAGCCAAAATAGAAGCCGCTGCAATAAATGAGTATGTATTATCTCCCTTTTCAACCGTAATGTGTGGTATTTCAGTTATGGTTTCTGTTGTTTGATCAAATATAGTATAAGGTATAAAATCATTACCATCAATTACAAGTAATGTATCTTTTCCATCTGAACTGACTTTTAATAATACTTGTTTGATGCATTCGCGCATTCCTTGCAACACTGCTTGTCTGATATTTATTTTATCAATTATATCTGGTTCAATATAATGAACATGCCATGCGGTTGAATTTTCTTTAATATAGTCGGATAATTCGCGCATTTTTTTCATAGAATGTATTTTTTTACTATCTTTCATTTCTGAATGTGAGAAAGAATCGCCTTTAGGTAAAATTGTTGCGGCTACATATAATCTACCAAATAAAGGACCTCGCGCGCATTCATCTACACCAATTTCATATGTATTATTAATATCAACATATTGTTGCAGTGGTTCTACTTGTTTTTTAGGCATTATATTAACAGGATTGTTTTAATATTTTATGAATAATAGAAATAAAAAATCAATTTTATATTCTATTTTGTTTTTTTGTATGAAAATATATATATAATTACAGTATAGAATGTTTAATCTGAAATTTAAATTAACACCCTTTTGGTTATTTATTATATTGTTAACCGTTTTAATAATATCAATTGTTATAGGAATTAATACAAACAAACGCGAGGAAGGATTTATAAGTTATTATTATGACAAACCTTCATTAAACACGGTTGATGTAAGTGGTTATTATAATACTGGTTCATATAAATTATATGATAACATATTTTTCGATAGAAGCAATGGTAATGTATTGTATGTTTATGGAGATGCATCAAATAGTACTCTACCGGTCGATGTTTATGGTAGAACTGTATCTAAAATAATAATAACCGATCGTTATGGTAATCAAACTACAAATGTAAAAAATTCTAATGGAGAAATACCAAGATTAACAAGACCTACTGGTGCGCAATATTCCGAATTAGTTAATTCATATTCATCATTTGAGATAAATCCTTTATCGGATTTCAATGAAAAAACTAATAACGCATTATTTTATATTCCATGGGGTCAAAAAACATACGTTCACGTTGTTGATTTATCAACAAATACTGCTGCTACAAGATATCAAAATATTTCTACTTTCTTATTTAATGCTAATTCGGCTCCTGTAATAAGTCCATATATACCAATTGATTCAAGTTTTAGTATTGATGATTCGATTGTAGCAAATAGTCCAGCAGTTAATTTGTGGATTGTAGACCCATCTCACGGAGATTTATATCAAATTAATAACCATATTTATTTCAAGAAAACAAATGGAACATTGTTTGTAAAGAATAGTGCAGCAAATCTAAAATACGATATATATAAAAGAAATTCGGGAACAAATACAAAAGGTATTAAATACACTGATTCTGAATATAGTGCTGATAATAGCAATAATATAGTATCAGTACCATTCAAACCATGGAGTTTAACTGAAACAAACAGTAATAGATTAGTTGTATTTATACCAGACGACAAAAATACAGTTATCGCTATAATAAAGAAAACAAGAGGAGTTAAAAATTATGAATTGGAAAATGTTAAATTGTTTAATACTGATGGCAATCTGATAAATCCTACTAATGGTCAAGTAATACCCGGAAATACTATTGTTTATGATAGTTCTTCGAATAGATCTGGCTCTTCTTCTGGCTCTTCTTCGGCTTCTGGAAGTAATATGCCAACTAATTTAAGTGAAGATTATTACAAATGGTATTGGTATTGGAATACAACTGGAGGAACAACACTACCAGTTCATTTTTCGGAAGATTATTTATTGAAAACACAAATTGTACCTCCGGTTTGTCCATCTTGTCCATACTATGGAAAATGCAATTCATGCAGTGAATCCTCCAGTAAGGTAGATAAAAAATCAGATAAAGAAGAAAAAACGAATAAACCTATATCAGATTCTTATAATAAAACACTTGATACTACTAGTGATCTACTAAAATCCACTGGTTCAGGCGCTACAAATTTAGCCAAAGAAACTGTTTCAGAAACAACCGATTTATTAAAATCAGCAGGTTCAGGTGTAAGTAGTTTTATTAAGGATAGTGCTTCTGGTATTGGAAAATTTGCCAAAGATACCGCTTCAGGAACAGTTGGTTTGGCCAAAGATACCGTTTCGGGAACAGTTGATTTAATCAAAGATGCTGGAAAAGGAACATCCAATTTTATAAAAGATTCAAATAGACAGCAACGTTTATATGGCGCGTCAAATAATTCTATTGGATACAATGCCTCTCCAGTTCAAGGTTCTTATGGCGTATCAACCACAAATACATCAACACCATTAATACCAGGCCAACCAGTTGGACCAATGAATCCATACACATATAATGGTGCATTATCACAAAAACCATCATCAAATTTCATTCCATTAACTGCAGATTTCAGTAAATTTGGTAGATAAACATTCGTTTTATATATAAATGTCAAATCAGTAATTCGTTTGATATTTATTCGTTTGAAATAAACATAAAAAATAATTGGTAAAAATAGTAAGAATGAATATAAACCAGGTTCTCGGAAGAGAACAAATATCACAAGAAATAAAACAAATTTTACATAATTTTGATGATAATTGCAAAAAGCTTGATTTTAAAAAAGGAATATACATCTATGGTTCTCCAGGATGCGGTAAAACTCATTTTATAATGAATTTATTAAAAGAAATGAATTATGATGTAGTTAAATACGACGCAGGAGATGTTCGAAATAAATCATTAATTGATACAATTACAAATAATAACATTTCAAATAGAAATGTTCTCCATATGATGACAAAAACTGTTAAAAAAATAGCAATTGTTATGGATGAGATTGATGGAATGAATAATGGCGACAAAGGTGGAATTACAGCACTAATCAAATTAATTCGTCAGAAAAAAACAAAAAAACAAAGATTAGAAGACATAACATTAAATCCTATCATTTGTATTGGAAATTATTTATTTGATAAGAAAATGAGAGAACTTATGAAAGTTTGTAATACATTTGAATTAAAACTTCCAACTACAACACAAATATCAAAAATATTGGACAAAACTATTCCAAATATACCAATGAAGTCGCATGTATTGGAATATATACAAGGTGATATGCGAAAATTGCAATTTATACAAAAAATATACAATAATAATCCAAAAACATTAAGTGAGAATTTGATAAAACATATTTTGCTTTTAAAATCATACAATGAAGATTCAAAAAATATTACAAAAATGCTGATTAACGAAAATATTCCGATTGAAAAACATAACACTATAATGAATGAAACGGATAGAACAATTATTGCATTAATATGGCATGAAAATATAGTTGATGTAATTTCAAAATATCCACAAAATGAATCTTATCCATTCTATTTGAAAATATTAAATAATATGTGTTTCGCTGATTATATGGATAGAATTACATTTCAAAATCAAATATGGCAATTTAATGAAATGAGTTCATTAATCAAGACATTTTATAATAACAAACTATATCACGAAACATTCACAAATAAGACGAAATTCGATTCAGAAGTAAGATTCACTAAGGTTTTAACCAAATATTCGACAGAATATAACAACCAATTATTTATTTATAATATGTCGCAAAAATTAGATATGGATAAAAAAGATTTAATCGCGTTTTTCCAAGAATTAAGACTATTTTATGGTAAAGATTTTTATAATCAAACTGATAAAATAAACATAGTTGAACAATTATTTGAAGATTATGGTATTAATAAGCTAGATATAAAAAGAATGTATCGTTATTTAGACAAAAATGTAAAGAAAGATACGGATTCGTGTATGGACGAAGAAATATTTGATGAATTATAAATTATATGACTATTTTAACTTCAGGCTCTAATTTGGACCTTTCTTTTATAATTTCAATTGGTTTTATTAATGGTTCGTTTGATTTCGCTGGCGTGGGGGTTAATTCAAGATTTGATATTTTGCTCTTTAATTCTTGAATTTCTATTTGTAATATTTTTTCGTTATTGATATGATTTAATAGTTTGTTTGTTAATTCGATATTTTCCTTCCGAATTTGTTCTATTTCATTCGTTGATGGACTATTACCTTGCATTTGAAATTTAACCAACTGTTTTTGCAACTGCGAAATGATATTCTCTAATTCGCTATTTTTACGAATAAGTTCTTGTCCTTGTTGCTGCATAGAATTAATCATATTTACAGCTTCAGGTAATCCGATTTTAACGGGTTCTTTACCTGGCGCCTGCATAATAATATGTTGATCGTTTTGTTCGTTCATTATTTTTTGTCGTTTTTCAGTAATTTCTTTAATTTGTTCTAAAACGTCAGGTTTCATTGTAGGATCACCTGGTTTATATTTATCTAATAAACGATCAATGTCTTTAAGAAAGAATTTTTTGATTTTATCCTCATCTTTATATTTAATAAACATATCGATTGTTTTATTCGACTCTTTCATATAGTCAGGATGCGGATTTAACAACAAATTTTTTTTATCAAAAGTGTTATGTATATGAGAAAACACTAATATAGTTTTTAACGGGTCCAATTGAACCATTGGAAATGAATATTGTTTTAAGAATTCAGCTTCTTCTGCCAATGAAGCGTTTTCATTATATCTAGTCATACTTAACAATTCTCGTTTAAATGCAAACGTTCCAGCAGTTGAATGATTTGGACCATATGGACCAGCCTGATACATTTTTTGTATATGTTTAAAGTAAATATATAATTCACTTGATCCTGCAATAAGAACGTCCTTTCTTTCTTGCAATTTTTCTACAGCGTGTTGAATACGTTCCGGAGGGTAATAATCGTCGTCATCCATATAAACTAATATTGAACCGGTTGATTTTTCATGCATTAAATTTCGTTTTGCGCCTAATGTCATTTTTTTATCAATTTGAAAATATTTGATTTGTGGAATATTTGCAGAATCTACCAAATCTTTTATTTTATCTGTTCCGTCATCGATAATAATCCATTCAATTCTATCTTTTGGATACGTTTGATTTCGAAAACATTCAAACATAATTGGAATAAATGGACGACGATTAAATGTAGGAGTACATACCGATACAAGCGGCATGATTTTTTTTGTTTGTGATTTCTTCTTAGTCATTCAAAATATTGTTATCTATTATAATAGATAAAAATATTCTATATTGTTTTTTATTCTTTTTATTGTTATTCAGTTTTATTGAAAAAAAATATCACCAAATTTTCTTAATTTTGTAATTCCTATACAAAGTATCATTATCAATGAAATTATAATTAATGACATTTTAAGCTCATGATTATCTAATTCTAAAGCATACACTATAATAGAATTAAATAGAACCAATATAATTGCTATGGAAAAAATATACATATAAATTACATTCGTAATACTTTGTAAAAATTGGAATATATAATCCCAAAATGTTTTATTTTTACATTCGTCTGTAGCATTGCATGTCTTCAATTCGGGTTTTTCTATAATAGAATCTCTAATAAATTGTTCAATTAATTGGATGGTTTCACCGATTGATTTTTTCGAATAAATTGGAATAGCGAAAAATGAATAGATAAACAAATATATGCAAACAAATATTGCAGCCAAAGATACACAAAAATGTGAAAACATCATTCGAATTAATCCACTTATAGCATTAAATGCGGCTATAAACATGAATAAGGGAATCTCGAAATTTTCCCAAAATGATTTTATATAAGAACCCGCAATCAATGTATGTAAAAATGGATATGTAGTAAAAGAAGCAGAACGTTTGCCAAAAGTTTCTCCGGGAATATCTCTTGCAAAACAAACTTGTAATGATTGGAAAAATAAATTTTTTAAATAAGCTCCGATTTTTACAAATGAAGTTGAAATTATTATAAATAAAAATACCCATTTCATATTAACCGTTTTAATATAATCCACTACAACGGGAGATACAATTGTAAATACATAATCTAATAATGCTACTGGAGATATAACAAACTCAAATAAATATTTAAAGAGTTTATTCATAAATTTCAATATACTCCATTCTGAATTTTCGAATAAATTAATATTAATGCTTTTGGTAATTACATGTTCTCCATCTTTACCGTCGTCGTATTTAAAACACCAAATAAAAAACCAATTATAAACAATGAATAAACTTATAAACAGATATATGAACTCTTTCATTCGTTTAATTACAATTCGTTTATCTGAATTATTTGCTTTGTTCTTAGACAATGTTTTTGCTATAATAATTCCTAATTTTTTTATAATATAATCAATGTAAATAATTGGATATTTAATGTATAGAATAACTGACCTTAATGTTGTTAAAAACTTAGTTTGTTGATTTTCTTTACACCATCTATCGCCTTTTGATTTTTGTTTTACTTCTTTCTCGAACCCCTTGATTACATCAATTTCTTTTTTTAATTCGTTATCTGCAAAATCTCTATTCTTTAATGATAATGCTTTATTTAAACTTTGAGCAATTTCTATCATATTTTGTATTTTTGTTTTTTTTTGTGATTCATTCTTTTTATCAACCTTTTTATCAACCTTTTTACTGGTTGTTTCAAAATTTTCAATTATGTCTTTGTTAGTGTTTGTATAATCATATTCATCTACATCATAAATGCTTTCTAATATAGGATTTTTTGAAAAACCCTTTCGTTTTTTATTTATTTTTGTTATCTTTCTTTCAACTTGGATTATTTCAGGAAATTCAGTTGTATTATTTTGGAATTCTTCTATTTTATTGTATTGTTCTCCATTAGCTAAATCTTTTTCTTCTAATCTATTTTTTTTCCATATAGTTGTTTCTTCTTCTTTATCCATTATAATATTATGTATCCTATATTATAATATTATAATATATGTTTTCTTATTATTCCGAATTTTATCGTGCATACATTAATCCCGCATTTCCACCAATAAATGATAATACATTATATCGCTCTTCAAATACAGTTAAGTTATAATTATATTCAAATAGTTGCCAGTTTTGTTTATTAACACCAATTGCATTTCCATCTCCATCACAAATTATATTAAAGCTTGAATTGATACTATCAAATTCGGGAGAATATGTGGTAATTTCCATTTCTATATTTTTGAACTTGCTCATATTTATTGCACCGGATGGTTGATATTCAAATGGACTACTATTTAAACAAAAATTATAACAGTATAATCCTTCTTTTGCTGAACCTTGAGTCCTTATGTATTTTTCTATATAATCAAACACGCCACTGGTTAATGTATTTTCCCTATATTCTCCATTCAATAATATTCCCATGGTAATTAATATATTTTTTTGATTCACTGAAGTGTAATCGCCTGTAGTATAAAATCCAGTAATACTACCATCTTTATTATACTGTGGGCCTTTAATAATACCCATATTATATGCATCTTGATACCATTTATTAGGTATCGTAGACGGTGCTATAACTATATCAGACGGCAACGAACTATATGGCCAATTGCTATAATTACTCCATTCATTACGCATATTAACATCATTCCGTTGTAAATAGAACATCCAATTTGCTACCATTCCGCTAGAACTTAACTTAACACGTTTTGAACCTGTAACATTTTCAAAGTCATATTTAAATATATCTTTTACTAAATATAATTGATCTTTTGCTGCAAATAATTGAGCTTCATCTTTTGATAGAAAACAGTAAGTAGCGATTAGATGAATATCAGCGTTCCAAATGTTTATTTTGTTCTCATAATAACTCGAATCCATAAATACAGAAGGCGGTGTTTGTAAATATCTATACATTTGAAACTGTGGTTGATTAAAATCTGGTTGTAAATATGGAAATGAATTATCTGGATCAAAGACATCACGTACTTGAAATAATTCTTGGATAGGTCTTACTGTAACTGTTATTTCTAATTCATTGTATTGCAATGCAACTAACGGAAATGCACAACGACTATCTAATGTAAACCAACTATTTATAGGAATATACAGTGTTCTACCACGAATTGATGGTTCTGAACCAGTAGAACTAGATGAATAAAATGATGAAGGATAAGAATTTATACGAGAATTTGCATTTGCAGGGTCATTGAATTCGGTAATATTTCCTGTCATTTGATTATATAATTTTTTTTTTTCTCCACTAAAATCACGTTCTACCATACATGCAAAATATTCACCAGTATATTTTTGTAATGTAATCCCACCGCATGTTATGGATACTTCGCGAATCATATGCGAACCTAAATCTTTAATCCATTTAAAATCATATGGTGCCCATTGATCATTTGTTGATTCACATGGATGATATAATGGACTCCAAATATCAGGTATCGTAATTGATACATAAGTATCCATTAACAGTTCCGCATATCTCTTCACTTTAAATTTAAATATAGAATCTTCGGTTAAACGTAAATCGCGACTACCTTCATAATCTAATCTAAACTTTTGTAAACCAAAGTTTGTATATTTAGAATATGTTATATTAAAGAAAGTTTTAGTCGGGGAACCAGTTAATATTACATTATTGTTCCCTTCTGAAATAATATTTAGTAATCCACCTGGCATGAGTTTTATATTATAATATAACTATAATTTATATTATAATATTAACATAAAATAAATGTCAAATTTAAAAAAGATTGTAATATTCATCATTATTTTTATAACCATATATATTTTAACACGATTATTACAAAAACGTAATGATATCAAAACCCAAATGAGTAAAGAAGGATTTTTAGGATTTTCATCCAAGAATTCTGAAATAAATTCCGTGAATAAAAACAAAAATATTGTTGGAATAGCGAATTACCAGGTTGAAAAAGCGAATTTACCATTGCGTGAATATTGTATTAAATCATCCTATAATACAGCTCAGACTGGTAATTATGTTAGTATTGATATGATTAACTTTGTATTAGCAAGAGGAGTACGATTCTTGGATTTTGAAATACTATCAGTTGATGATATTCCTTATGTAGCCTATACTAGTGATTCTGAATACAAAAATATAGATAGTCGCAATAAAATAAAATTTATTGAAGTAATTAACACAATCGCAAATAATGCATTTATGAATCCATCACCAAATCCAGGGGATCCTTTATTCGTTAATTTAAGAATCAAAACAAATAATAAAGAATTATTTGAAAAAATCGCAATGACAATTGATACTAATCTTAAACCACGCTTATATACAGGTAAAGTTTCAGGCGATACAAAATTATCTCAATTAATGGGAAAAATTATTTTTATTATAGACAAAACTACTGCCCCTGAATACATGAAATATCCTCAATGTAATAGTTCTGATGAAAATGTACCATGTTATAATCTTGACAATTATATGAATATGGAAAGTGGTGGTGATAATTTACGTATATATTCATATAGCCGCATAACAAATCAAGCAATTACACCGCCAGAGATTCGTGATGATGGATTAACTACCGATACAATTAACTATAAAATGGTTATACCCGACGCAGGAACCAGTATGAAAATATTTGGAATTTTAAGAAATCCTAATTTTGATACTTTAGTCGCAGATTATGGCGTTCAAATTGCATGCTATCGTTTCTATGAAAATGATACAAATTTAATGAATTATGAAGAAGCGTTTAGTAAGCATAAAAGCGCATTTGTTCCTATTTCAAAAATGATAAAATATCTGGAACAACAAAAGTAATTATATGCGAATAAAAATATTATTTTATTATATACAATCTATATTATAAAATATAGAATGAGTTCTGAATTATTAAAAAATAAAAAAATAAAAAAATATGACACAGAAATATGCAATGAGTCTATGACGTTTCAAGAGTGCGAATTAGCTATTTTGCGCGAGGCGGTTGATGAAAATGATAAAATTATATCAGAAAAAATTGCGAATAGTGAGGAGGTTAAAAAAATGATTTCTATATTGGAAGATTTTTTATCAAAAAAACAGAATATTTGCTATGGCGGAACTGCTATAAATAATATTTTACCAAAGCAAGCGCAGTTTTATGATCGCGATATTGAAATACCAGATTACGATTTTTTTAGCCCAAATGCATTAGATGATGCAAAAGAATTAGCAGACATATATCATAATTCAGGATTTTCAGAAGTTGAAGCAAAAGCAGGTATGCATTATGGTACATACAAAGTATTTGTGAATTTTATTCCAATTGCAGATATAACATATTTGCATTCAGAAATATTTGATTCTATCAAAAAAGAAGCGATTAAAGTCGATGAAATTTTGTATGCTCCTGCTAATTTTTTACGTATGAATATGTATTTAGAATTATCTCGTCCAATGGGTGATGTATCTCGCTGGGAAAAAGTATTGAAACGATTAAATCTATTAAATAAATACTATCCATTGGATCCAATGATCAATTGCTATAATGTCGATTTCCAACGAAATATGGATAACGATTCAGAATATTCAAATAAATTGTATTATATTATTCGCGATTCTTTAATAAAACAGGGAGTTGTTTTCTTTGGTGGGTATGCTAGTAGTTTGTATTCAAAGTATATGTCAAAAAACAAACGTCATTTAGTTAAGCAAATACCAGATTTTGATGTTATTTCTGAAGAACCTGAAAAAACTGCAAATATTGTTGTTGAAAATTTGAGAGAACGTGATTTCAAACATGTTAAGATTATTAAACGCGCCGCAATTGGAGAACTTATCCCCGAGAGTTTTGAAATTCGGATTAAAAAAGAGACTATGGCGTTTATTTATTATCCAATTGCTTGCCATAATTATAATATAATAAAAATAAATGATTTTGATGTTAAAATCGCTACAATTGATACCATTTTAAGTTTTTATCTTGCATTTTATTATACCAAACAACCGTATTATTTCAAAGATCGTATCCTATGTATTGCAAAGTTTTTGTTTGAAGTACAACAAACAAATCGCTTATCTCAACGTGGATTATTAGAACGTTTCAGTATTAATTGTTATGGAAAGCAACCTACTATTGAGAACATTCGTGCTGAAAAAGTAGAAAAATATCGTGAATTAAAAGATAAACGTGGAACACGCGAATATGATGAATGGTTTTTAAAATATACTTTTCAAAAAGACAATGAAAGTAGTACTAGTAGTAAAAAAACAAAAAGGGTTAAAAAAACGAACAGTAAGAGAACAACCTCTTTAAATAAAACAAAGAAAAAGGATAATAGTTTTCTGATCTAAAAATAGATAATAAAAATAGATAATAAATATATGATTATTATATTTATTATATAATATGGATCAAATAGTCGGAAAAGAGTTTGTTGGTATGATACATGACGCAACCAGTAATAACGAACTTGATGGAGAACATGATTTATATGTTCATGTATATGAATTAGGAGATATATTGGTGAATGTTAAAACGAAATATGATATCCCAAAAAACAATTGGGTTAAAATTAAAATTATTAGCCAAGAAAATAATATAGTAATTGGAGAACTTGTCGAAATTATTAATGACAGAATTGATACAATTATAGAAGAAAAATTCCATTTAACTAAAATCCGTTCTAGTTTAAAAGAACCTATCTATACAAATGCAGGAAATAAAGAACATCGCGATTTAACCCATCATAGTGTATTCACCATTGATTCGGATATTACAACAAATGACTGTGAGCGTGGATTTAGTGTTCAATATATTGATGATATTACACACATATACATTCATATCAGTGATGTAGTACACTATATTAATCCTACTCATCCAAATTTTGATTCGATTATTAAGCGTGGAAATTCATTTATAGGAGATAAGACAAAATGGGGTATGCTTCCAGAAGTTTATTCTGATTTTATATGTTCTATTTTACCATTGAAAAATACATACGCAATTACATTGGAATTCACATATAATGAAAATGAAATACAATTTGTAGATTGGTACTATTCAACGGTTCGTTCTAATATGCGTTATACATATCAAGATGTAGACGATCTTATCGATTTTGATAAATTATATAATCAAGACTTATTTATATTATGCGAAAGTGCAATGCATATTAAAAAGTATTTGAACGATTTTGATTTATCGATTTCATCGATTTCACAAAATGCCGTTAAATATTGGTTATTGTATGTTAATAAAATCATGTCGTCTGAAATAGGATCAATTTATCGTGTTAATCTTACTCCTGAAAACGAAAAATTCGAATTATTGAATAATTATATTAAATATTATCATCCGAATCTAACAATTGATATAAATAATCGGGAAGAAATTGTAAATTTTGTTGAAAAATACGATACGCCGTTATTGTATTTTATATTGGAGGAAGTAATTAAACGCGGAGAATACAGTGATGAAAATCAGTTTCATTATGGAATTGGAAGTCATAATTATACCCATTTCACTTCACCGATAAATCGTGCTTGTGATTTATTAAATCAATATTTATTAAAATGGGTTAATTTTAAGGAAGATGTAGTAGTAGATATTCCAAAATATGTGAAATATATGAATCATGCCGAATCCAAACAATGCAAAATCTATAAATTTATACAAAAATATAATATTTATCAACGTACAGATGTTGGTGATGTATTCAATGGAGTCGTAATTGAAACGAATATCGATTTTTTAGTAGTTTATATTGAAGAATTACACGCAAAATATCAGGTTGATTTGCCAAATAATCTTTCGCTTAGTATGTTTCAAAATATAAGCGTTATAGTAAAATCTATTATGTTTGATAGAATTGAATTTGCAGTTTTATGTGAATGAATAAGTTATATGTAATCACTCATTTTTAGCTTGAAAGAAATCAAGGAAATCTAAGAAGAATATAATATTATAT